GCGGTCGACGTGTGTCCTCTCGAGCTGCGTGGCCGAGGGCGGGGGCCGAGGCAACGCGGAGCGAGGAGTTCCACGATGACCGTTCAGGGCGATTTCAAGAAGCGGATCCGTGAGCGCCAGCGCGTGACGGGCGAGTCCTACACCGAAGCGCGCCAACACCTGCTGCGCGCACGCGCGGAGGTGCTCGGCGAAGGCGAGGCGAACGTCACACTCGTGCCCGTTCACTGGGAGGCCTTCGTGCTCAAGGTCAACACGCGGTCGGCGCGCGTGCGTGTTGCCGAGGGCGAGGTGACGCTCCGGGCCCCGCAGATCGCGAACCTCGCACCTGGGCAGATCGCTCAGGTGGCCGTGACCAAGCGGTGGACGTGGCTGGGCGACGCGTACGCCGCGGGCAACGTCTTGAGCACCCGCATCGACATCCCCCGTCTCGCACTCGCCCCTCTCGTCCTCCACAAGGACGACCAGGCGGAGTCATTCGAGATGGACGCCATGGCGTGGGGGGCGTCTTCGGCAGAGCCCGATGCGGATCCTGTCCGTGACGCGTTGGACCTGCGCGAGGCTGGTGAGTCAGAGGCCGCACGCGAGCTTCTCATGAGCGTGCTGCATCGGGACCTGCGATGCCTGGACGCCCATGCGGCGCTTGGCCTGCTCGAGTTCGATGCGTCGGCTCGACGCGCGCTACTCCACTACGAGATCGGCGCGGGCATCGGCGAGCAGGCGTTGGGATCGTCGTTCGAGGGCGTGCTGCCTTGGGACAGCATCTTCAATCGGCCGTTCCTCCGCTGCCTCCACGGGCTGGCGCTCTGTCGTTGGCGCCTTGGTGACTTCGCTGGGGCCGAGCGCGTGCTGCGTCGGCTCCTGGCGCTGGACCCGAACGACGGTCAGAACGCATCGAGCGCTTGGCAGAGCGTACGTCGTGAGCAGCCGTGGTCCTCTGACGGCGACACGCGAGTCCTTCACTGACTCGTTCGGCTGGTGCGGCTACCAGCGTGAGGACAACCAGTGGGCGTAGGCGGCGATCCACTCGGCGCCCTTGGGCGGTGGGCTCGGCAGCGGCAGCTCGCTGAGCTCGATCGCCTGCTTGATGCGACCTCGTTGGCAGATGGCGCAAAGTGACGCGCCACGCTGCGTGACGCTGACCACCCGCACGACCACCCCCAGTACCTCGGTCTCGAACGGCAGCGCCAGCTCTTGGTCGAGCATGGCGGAGAACCCCATTAACTGCTCGCCCTCGTCGTGGGCGTCGACCGTTGCCTCCTCGATCATCTCGCGCAGCTCCGCACGCGAGAGCTTCGCCGTGGCGCTGGTGGGCTTCTTCTTCGCGGCCATGTCAATCCTCAGCTGCGGAACAGCGCGTCGGTCTTCGAGGCGTCCACGACGGCGTACTTCTCGCCCACGGGGGGGATGGGCAACAGGAACACGCCGCGCTCGAGCTTCTTCGTCATGCACCGGTCGCCGTCGGCATCCAGGGCATAGAGGATGAGGGTGTCCTGTGCGCGGTTGTAGAAGAGAACGGCGGTGGTCGTGTCCAGGCGGATGCCGAGCTCGCGCTCGCACGTGTCGCGCAGGCGCTGGGGTCCCCAACGGGGGTCGATCGACTTCGGAAACACGACGAGGCGACGCACGCCCTGAGGCAGGAACTCGCTGATCATCCGCGCACACTACTTGCCGGAGGCCGACCTCGGAACCGAGCTGATCGCGTCGCCGGACATTGTCTGTCCGCGCTCCCACCTCAGCACGACACGCAAGCGAGCGACCCTGCTCGGAGAGTGTTCGAGGTACGGGACTTCCCATCGGGGAATCCAAGCTCATGGTGGGGGTCATGAACCCGATCGAGATCACATCATGAGCGAGTTCTACCGCACGCGGACGGGCCAGCAGTTCTACGAAGTGACGATGCCCAGGCTCGTACGCGAGCTCGCCCGCCTCAACACGAACCTCGAGCGGCTTGCCGACGTCGCCCGTCCGGAAGCTCGGGCGGAGGGCGAGAGTCCTGGCACGGCCCGCCCATTGCCTGCCCGAAGCCCATGAACATGACGCGTTTGGTCGCTGCGCCTTGCCTGCGCTGACTGACTCCAAGGAAGCTCGGCACGGGCAACCGCAGCGGAAGACACAACGAAGCCCTCCGGCCCGCGAGGGGTGGAGGGCTCCATGATCAGCCTGTGGATCGGGGCTCAGGCTGCCTTCCTCTTGCGCCCGCGAGCAGCCTTCTTCGCGCCCTCGATGACGCCCGCTGCCTTGAGCGCGTCGTCGCCAATGCCGACGAAGCGGTAGGCCACGAGGGGGAACTCGTACGCCACGTGCAGACGCTTCACGAGCTCGACGGACTCGTCGCTCACGGGACGGGGGCGGGGGACCGAGCGCACCTTGCGGATCGAGCCCAGCGTCTCGCCGAGCGCGATCAGCTCCTTGACGTGGTTGAGCACGTCGATGGGCTTGAGCTCCTTCTTGCTCTCGCTGCTCAGGTCCTGGAGGAGCCGCGCGCGACGCTTCTCCGTGCGGCCGTCGACCTTGGCGGCAGCGGCGCCCGCACCGAGCAGGTCGTTGAAGGCGCGCGCGACGCGGCGCTTCTCGATGGCCTCCGGGGAGCCACGACGGTTCTCAGCCTTCTTGGCGGCGCGGGGCTTGCGGGCGGACTTCTTGCGAGTGATGGCCATCGCCCGGCACGGTAGTGCAAACGGTGTGATGCAGTCAAAGACCAAGTGCGGACGATTCGGCTAATGAAGGAGGGTGGTCTCCCCGACATCCGAGACCCCGAGCTCCCAGTGATCGAAGGTGGGCGGCGGGAGTGGTTCGACCAGATCCACGAAGTGCGTGTGGGCGGGTTTCAGGAGGTTGACCACCGTCCGCACGTTCCGACGATCGCGAGGGGGCAGCACCCGATCGACCCGCAGGGAGAAGGCGTAGCGGGCGAACCTGCTCGAGGGGCCGAGCTCCCAGTCGACCCCGAGCTCGGACTCCCCGAGGACCAGGGCCGTCGCCGCGAGGCCAGTGATCTCGAGCACTTGGATGCCGAGGAGGAACTGCAGAGATCTCCGGACTCCAGGCGCGGTCCCCTTGAGGCGGTACATGTCGACCAGCGCCGCCGCCAGCCGACGTTTCCCTGGCAGATCGAGGTCGAAGGAGAAGGGGTTTCCGAGATCGGTCAGGATCAGATCCAACCAGGGTTCTGGGGCACGCTCGAGGTCGAACAGGTCAGGGAACGCGTCGAGCTCGGCCAGCTGCAGGTCGAGGATCTCCTGGAGACACGCGACGAACTTCCGCAGATCTCCCGTCTCGTCGGCCCGCCGGTTGTGGCGGGGCAGCATGGACCAGAGGTCGAAGCGCCGGCTCGGAGGACGTGGCGGTCGGTAGCCGACGAACACCGCGCGGTCGAACGGCGCCTCGATGGCGTTGCCAGCTCGGTCGGTCACGCCCATGACCGCCACCGCGTAGCGAGCGTCCGGGCTCATGGCCCGGAGCAGCTCGAGGTCCACAAATGAGCCCGAGCTTGAAGCGTGCGCGACGGTGAGTGGCACGGCGGGCGTCGTGAGGACCGTGAAGGCGAAGGATGCGGTCGGGGGAACGAGCACCGCCTCGTCGAACGCGAGCCGCAGCGCGCGCGGACCGCGAGCCACGACGGCGAGCAGCTTGGGCGCGGTGCGGTCCTCGATGGCGAAGGCGTAGCTCTCGTCGACCGTGGCGACGCCATCGAGCGTTCGCGCCAGGACGCGTACGCGCACTTCGGTGCTGCTCGCGAAGGGCGCCAGGCGGTCGAGCGTGACCCGAGTCGTGTCCTTCCCGGCGGTGATGGCCGAGGCCGAGCCTGAGAATGCAGGCGCGAAAGCCTTGTCGGCGAACACCTGGACCCCGTCGACCCACACGGCGATCGATGTCGGATCGATGCCGGCAACACCCGTGTCGGCGAGCTCGAAGGAAATCCTCGCGTCGCGCGGCACCTCCTCTTCCGCGGGGCCTGGGTCTCGATTCAGGAGGAGGAGGCGGGCCTTCGTCGTGACCGCGGTGATCGCGGCCACGGTGAAGAGCGGGAGTTCGATGGGGGCCATCAGAGCGCCACCAAGGAGAGCCGCGCGCCCACGGTGTGCTTGCCGCCCAGCTTCGAGACGTGGGCGGCCAGGTCCACGGGTCGTCGCCGGTGCGCGCCCGTGAGCAGGCGCGCGTGGATGGCGCCATCGACCACCACGGCCACCTCCCACAGGAAGGGGCATGAGCGCACCACGAGCTCGCCCTGGACGCGCACGAGAGTCACACCGGAGAGGTCGACCTCCTGGAAAAGCTCGACCTGATCGCCCGGCTCGAGGTGCTCGAGGCGCCCTGGGTCGAGGTCGCCGAGCACCAGGCGCACCTCGCCCGAAGGCAGCTGCACGCGCCCCTGGGTCTCGCCGAGCCGGTTGTCGAGGGCGGAGAACTCCACGGGTCAGGTCTGCCGGAAGAGCTCGAGGTGGTCGAAGAAGGCGCGGCGAGTCACATCGCTCGTGGCGAAGGCGAAGCCAGCGCGGCCGGAGGTCAGTGGCTTGCTGCCGCTGTTGATGCCCAGCTTGTCGTCGATGAAGGGCGCCATGCCCGCGACCGGTTCCCAGTTCGGGGTGCTCCCCAGCGCGTGTTTTCCCAGGTCGCTCCGAAAGACCGAGAGAACGACGTCCCCCGTGTCGTTCACCACCATGTCGAGACGCAGGTGCTGCCAAGTGCCCACCGGAAAGCTCTCGCTCGAGCGGAGCAGGTTGCCGGGGCCGTCGGCGCGCGGCGTACCGCCGACCACGGCGCCCTTTCGCAGGACGATGCGGTGGGGGTCGTCGTCGGAGAGGCCGAGCAGGTAGGCGCGGTCGTTGACCGAGTTGCCCTGGCAGCCAAGGAACAGGGCCGGCGAGAAGCCCGTAGGGCCGCCTCCTGGGCCTCGCTGGAGGCAGCCGCGGATCGAACCGCCCTTGGCCATCGGCGCGAAGCCGACGGCGTTCACGAAGAGCCCCACCGCTCCCTTCGCTGGTGCGAGCGAGTTGAAGCCGAAGAGGAACGAGCCGCCTCCCGGGGCCCTGGGGATCCCCGCAGTCACGCCGCGCTCGACGGTCGCGATGTCGAGTCCATCGGTCAGATAGCTCCAGTCCGTGCTGCCCATCGCTCTCCCCTCCAGCTCACAAGGTCGTCATCAGGGCCCAGGTGGCCTCGAAGGTTTCCGCGCCCAACGCTGTGGCCGCGAAGGTGGGCGTGGTCGGCAGAGCCCAGCTCTCGAACGCCTCGATGCCGTCGGCGCCGAGGGGGCCGCCGATCGGGGTGACGTCGTCCCACGTGGTGTGGAGCGGCTCCCCCCAGTCCATCGTGTCGACGGGCTTGCCCGCGAAGAGCGCTGCCTTTAGCAACGCTGGCCCGAGCTCGTCGAGGAACGCGCCGCTGGTCCAGCCCTCAAATGTCTCGCGCCCCTGCGGCTTCTTGTCGAAGAAGGCGAGCACGAGGGAACCCACCGCCGGAAATGCCTGGAGCAGCGTGCCCCAGCGCTCGAAGTCTTCTCGCGCACGCTCGGGGCTGGGGCCGAACGCAGCCAGGCGCTCGGCGCGCACGCTCGCCACGATGCGCCAGGCCTTCGCGCTTCCAGGCGTGGGGCCCGCCTCCTGGAACGTCGGGTTGAGCAGGGCCATCGTCAGAGGAGCCCTCCCGTGTCGCCGCTGACGAGCGTGACGTTGCGGAGGATCGGCAGCTCGCACACGGCGAGCTTCACGTCCGTCGGCAGGCCGTTCAGCTTCAGGTCGAGCGGCGAGCCATCGCCGAGTTTTCGGACGCCGTCGGTGTCGCGGACCACGTCGAACACGTCCGACCAGGCGACCTCGCCCGCAGGGTTGCCCTCGGCGTCCCGCAGGTTGAAGCCGAAGTCGATCCTCGGGTTGGGGGTACCATCGGTCTCCATCAGCCTGAACATCGCGGCAAGGCGCTGGCGAATACGGTCGCGCACGAGCTCGGGTCGGGCTCCCTCCCGCAGGAACACACGCGCCTCGACGTCTACCGTGCGGTAGACGGGGTCCTGGACCTCGACCTCGAAGGTCAGTGTGCACGGGTAGGTCTCTGTCACCTGTCGGTGAACGAGACCCTTGAGCGCCGGCGACGGCAGCCCGCCACCGACGGGGACCACGAAGAGAATGCCGGCATTCTCTGGGATGGACAGGTCCTCGTTGGAGGTCAGCATCAGCGCGCGGGCGACGCCCGGCACCTTGCGGGCGTGGATCTCAAAGTCCTCCCGCGCGACGGTGCGGGTCAGAGCTCGCAGGCTCTCGGGGGCGAGTCGCCTCGCCGACTCGACAGTCTGGCGATCCGTGCCGTCAACGGCGGGGGTGGGGTTGGTACACAGCACCTTCACGGGTCGCCCGAGGCTGTCGCCGAACACTCCCTCCACGACGACGATGCGACCAGCGTCGACGTTGCCCTCCGCTCCGCCGCCCGTCTTGTACGTGACCGAGATGGTCCCGGTCGGTGGGAGACCGTTCAGGCCGGTCCCGAAGCGCAGGGTGGCCTTGTCGCTCTCGTCCACGAGCACGGCGAAGTGCCGATCGGTCGGTCCCGAGCCGAGCAGCGTCTCGACCTCCGTGTAGTCACCGTTCCCAGCAACCACACGGGCCGAGCCATCCAGGTAGGGCACGCGGTCGAGCGCGAGGTCGGTGCCGGCGAGGCCGCGGGCGTCGAAGAGCTGCGTGTGGCTCTCCGAGTGCTCGACCACACCCATCGCGGTGGTCGTGCCCGGGGGGAAGAGGAGGGGCTCCGTGAGCTGGAAGCGGACCGGGTTGGTCACCTCCTGGGTCCGGGCCACGGTGCCGGTGGGGAGGACGATGTCGCCGGCGCTCGGGGCGCCGATGGAGAACGCCACCTTCGCCTTCGCGGCCCGTGCACCCTCGAGCCGGAAGCCGAGCATGCGCGCAAGGGCGATCACGTTCTTGCGCTGCGTGGCCGTTGCAAGGCGTGACTCGCGGGCCTGGTTGTCCAGGTAGTACCCGAGGACGTCGCCCACGAAGGCGTACATCTCGATGAGCAGCGTGCCGAAGCTGGCCACGGTGAAGTCGGTCCACTCGGGGAAGACCGAGCGAACGAGCGCAATCAAGCGCTCTCGGAGCGCGTCGAAGTCGCGGTCCGTGTAGTCGGTGCTGGGGGGGAGAATCGCCACGCCGTCCTCGCTGGGACAGAGCGGCGGAGCTGTCTCGAGGGGACGTCACGGTGGTCGGCGCCAACCACCGTGACCCTGCGCTCGAACTACTTGGACGCCGGTGTTGGGGGCGTTGCCGTCGGCGGCAGCGGGGGCACGGGGTGGCCTTGCTGGATGCTGTTCTGACGGTTGGCGTGATACTGCGCGTTGTTGGGGTTCATCCCGTTGCTGCGATCATTGTTCGACTTGCCGCTGTGGTGACCTGACTTGCTCATGACTGCTCCGTTGCGTGGCAATAGAGGACCGCCTCCCTTGCGACATGCAAGCGAGTGCGGTTGAGGGGCATGCCGCCCCGTCGTCTATGTGGCGTCGTCAAGGCTCGTCGCCTCGCCGATCGCGTCGTCCAGGTACTTCATGGCGTACTGGTTCAGCTGGCGGGCACGCCGCGCGACGTGACCCGCACCCAGTCGCCGCTCGAGCTCCGCACCGAGGTCCGCGTCGACACCGCCGACAACGTTTCGCCAGTTCTTCGCGCGTTCGTGTCCGGCACCCAGTAGGGACAGCGAGCGAACGGCGGCGAGCTTCTGCTCACGCGGAGCCTTCGACCGCACGATCAGGATCACGGCCGCACCGAACATCTCCTGCGGGCGATTGCGAACCTCGGCGAGGTCGAGCTTGTGGTCGGCAACGGCAATGCCAAAGGCCTGACGTAGGCGATCGCGAAGGCCGAGAAGGATCCATGAGGCCAGGATGAACTCCCACTTGCGGCGCCCGAGTGGCGACGAGGAGGTCGCCTCCTTCTCCCCAACGGCTCCCTCGACGGACAGGAAGGTGGGAAAGTCAGTGTCCCCGAACGAGCAGTCGCCCACGACCATGGCCCATGCATCGAACTCAGTCGTCGACATGCCGAAGGCGATCTTCGAACTGCGCGCCTCCCACGTCGCCCCCAAGGCCATCGTCCCGCCGCCCCAGAAGGTTCGAAAGACATCCGGGTACTCAGGCAACGACACGGGACCTGGAATCAAGTGGGTCTCGCTCTCGGTCCTCGCTCGCACCCAGCGGGTCTGCATCGCCGACGAGAGCACACCCTCACGAAAGTCCACCCAGGTCTCGGGGCTGCCCGGGTGTGTCAGCCGAAGGTCGCCGTCGATGATCAGGGCTGGTGTGCAGCCTGCTCCTGGCGCCACCTGGTAGGCGCCGCTGAGGTGGTAGCTTCCCAGCGGTTCGCACACAGGATCCACAAAGACGACCGTGCCACGGTCATGCAGCGCGGCGACCATCTCGAGGAGCAGAGGTCGTAGGGCGCAGTCGTCGTAGCGAATCGTCACTGCAAAGAGCGGCGGTTCGAGGAGCGCCGGAACCTTGGCTGCGGCCGACAGATCCGCGACGACCCACAGCTCACGTTGGTCGAGTGCACCCCCGAATGACTCACGAAACGCGGCGACCACCAAAGGGTCGCCCGAATGAACCTGAACGACGTTCGCGCTGTCGAGCCGCACACCCAGGGCACGCGCCTGGTCAGCCGACATTCGAGATGCATCAATCCCCAGGATCCAGCGAGGAAACATCATGGCGCAGCTCTCCTGCCGCAGAACGCTCTGCGTAGTTGGGTTGAGAGCGGGGCAAGGACCAACGGAGTTGGTCAGAGAGCTGCGCGCCGCGATGACCAAAGTAGCTCGGCTCACTCCTTCGTCAAGGGTCGGCTCGCTATGTCGATTGGGCGGCTCGACTGACGCTGCGCGTTGACGCTGACGCGCACCCTAACCCGCAGCGCGGCCCCATCCCGATGCACCGCGACGAACGTTGGCGCTTCTCCAAGCCACCTCCGCAGCGCATCGCGCACGTACACGCGCCCGAGCTCGGCGAGCACCAGGTCGTTCCGCTGGTGCCGCAGCCGCTCGAGCGGCGTGCCGAAGGCGGTGCGCCAGAGAAGCTCCCCAGGCTCCGTGCCCAGCACCTGCTGTACGTGGGCATCGACCAGATCGTCTCCGCCTCCTCCGTGGGCGAGGTCCTGCTTGCGGTCACGGCGGAAGGGCGTGAGCAATCCGTGCGGTTCGAGCGACAAAGGGACCACCTCCTACGGCAGGGGAATCGCGTCTCGCACCGCCTCGAGCGCCTTCACGAGCTCGTCGAGCGGCGGGAACATCTCGTCGAGCGGGAGACCCGACAGGCCCTTCACGTCGGGCACCGTGGGGCCGCCGACCATGCCGAGGAACAGGTTCACGAGGCCGAGCAGCTTGCCTACGGCGGCCAGGCTCTTGCCCACGTTGGCGGCCTCCTGCTCGACGTTCGCGCGGGTGCAGGCCGCGACCCGCTGCAGGCCGGGATCGTCGAGCTCCTTCGCACGGTTGATCATCGCGTCGACCTGCTTCATGCGCGTCTGCAGGTGCCGAAGCTGGCTGCGCGCGCGCCGCAGCACGTTCGTGGCGAGCGTCAGCATCCGCACGACCATCCGCGGCACCGAGAGCTGCGGCACCAGACCCAGCAGCTTGCTCGTCTTCTTCGCCACCTCGGGCAGGGCCTTGGCCATCGCAGTGGGGTCGGGTGGCACTGCGACGGCAGCCGGCACGGTCTTGGCGAACGCCGCGATCGCCGCGACGGCGTCGATGATGTTGAAGATGGGCACGAGCGGCGTCAGGGCTGGCTGCACGAGCCGCATCGGGTCGATGTCCTCCAGGTCCACGCCACCGGGCAGCGGCAGGCTGAAGGGGTCCGGGAGCTCGGGCAGGTGTACGCAGACCGGGATGGACATCAGATCGGGTCCTCGACCGGCCGCACGAGTCGGCCGCTGATGGTGACCTGGGGCGCGTCGAGCGAGATCGTGCCGACCGCGCGGAGGGTGATCGCGGTCGTGCCCTCGAGGGTCACCGCGTTGTCCTCAGCGTCGAACACCAGCCGGTCGCCCGTCTTCCGGTTGGTGAGCTGCAGCTTGCGCTGCCCCTTGGTCTCGTCGAGCTCGATGCGGAAGGTTTCCGTGGCGATGACGTGGTTGTCGGGCGGGCTCCGCCGGCCCTCCTCCGGCACCTCGCTCTTCCCGCCGGGCTTGCCCCAGTGGGCCGCAAGGTAGTGGGGATGGTCGACGTCCCCCATGTGGAAGAACACCCCAACCTCGGCACCTTCCTCGGGCACCGCGAAGAACCCCCGGTCCCGCGACCCACCACCGGCGGTGCCCAGCGGCCACGCCCAGGCGCTGTGGGGCTCGACCAGCCCTGGAATGCAGACGCGGACGCGCCCGAGCTGCTCGGGGTCGTGCCGGTCGGTCACGTAGCCGATGTAGAGCCCGAGGAGGCGCGACTGCGCTGCGCCGAGGTCGTCGTCGAAGGCGGGGTGCATGGCTACTTCTTCGCCTCCGGGTCTGCCGATCCGGCACCGTCGTCGCGCCACTCGATGCGGCTCTTGCCCGTCTTCGGATCGATGACCTCGATGGGCTTCTTGGCACCCGCCTTCTTGGGTCCAGCGGTGTTCTTGTCGCCGCCCTGCGGCTTGGTGCTCGCGGCGCCAGCGCCGCCCGCTCCACCCTTCCCGTCCCGGGTCACCTTGAGCTCGCAGATGTAGCCACTCGTCCCGAGCTGGTGCTTGACCTCCTTCACGTAGTACTTGCCCGAGAGCAGCGACGAGATGCCCTCGACCTCGATGACGGTCTTGGCTGCGAGCGTGGGATCGCCAACGACCGAGAGGGTCAGCTTCACGGCCTCGCGCTCGGCCTTCACGAACTTCGCTTCGGCCTCCTTGTCGATCAGCCCCTTCGAGCCCGCCGCGGTGGGCCCGCTCGTGCTCGTCGCGTTCCGCTTGAGCAGCTTGGTCGTGCCCGTCTTCGGGTCCACGACCTCGATGAAGTCGCCGAGGGTCGCGCGCTTGGCCGTGTCGGAGGTGGCGCTCGCCGTGATCGTCGTCTTGTCGAGCGGATCGCGGCCCTTCAGCTCGACCTCACCCACGCGCTTCTGGAGGTTCGACTCCACGCTGACCGAGAGGAGCTCGCCCACGCCGCCGTACCAAGTGAGCACCCTCGAGGGCGGCGCCTCCTGTCGGCGCCGGTGCCAATGCAGGCCGGTCCCGTCGACGTAGAAGTCGAACCCCTCCTTGGCCGCCAGCCGCTTCAGGAACCACGCGTCCGTCTCCGCGGTCTGGCAGACAACGTCCAGCACCACCTTGGTGTCCTCGATGTCGGCGAGCGTGTGTTCGTACCCCTGCTCGGCCGCCACCTTGCGCACGACCTCCGCGCGGGTGTGGTGCTCCCAGCGGCGGGTGCGGACGACCTTGTTCATAAAGGCCGAGAGCGCGACGCCCTCCAGGGTCAGGGTCGAGAAGCCCTTCATCGATTGGATGACCACCCGCCGAGGCGGGGACATCGCGCAGGGGTAACCCCACGACACCTCGAGGACGGCACCTGTCAGTAGGTCGATGCGCTCGAACAGGCTCAGGTCGAAGTTGTCGAGCTGGAGGGAGAGCTTGTCCGCCTTCTCGTCCGTGTCCTCGTACGTCAGGCCGACCAGGCGGTCGGCGAGGTCGAGGGACGCACCCGACGCAGCCTTCTCGTCGGGGAGAAGGGTGAGGCGGACACCAGGCGCGCTGCGATCGAAAGGCACACAGCGTAAGAGCGCAGGGACGACTCAAGGGGACAGTTGGTGGCGAGACCGGCGCTCAAGCTAGGGCGGTGCTTGGGAGAAGTAGTCGTAGGCTCGATCGCCGACAGCCTTCACCTCGACGAGATTCCATGTCCCACCGATTAGACCGCCCACAACCGGGAGTGTCTTGGTAAGGACGGCCCTCTGTGTCACCTTCAGGCCGAGGTATTTCAGCATGATGCGTTTGAAGTGCCTCAGAGTCTGCTTTGTAAGAAGCTTCCGGATCGCCACCCGAGTTAGACCCATTCCACCGCGAACAGCGAAGTCGCGCCCGAGCTCGCCGAGCATGTGCGCACCCATGACCGGCACCATGAGTTCGTAGGGCAGCTCGTTGCCGTCGAGCAAGTGCTCGTCGAAGAGAAGGCCAATGCGACCCGCCAGCGCGAGCTCTATGCGAAGGACTATGCCGGTGTCGGCAATTGCCGCGGGAACCATCACCCATGGATTCGACGGCAGCCCTGTGACTGAGCCGACGCCGGCCCCCTTCCACCGGGCACGGCTAATCAACTTGTCTGCGAGACGGCGCTGGTTCCAAGTCGGGTACTTCGCCCTCACCGCACGAACATCGTCCCGGAGTTCGGCACAGTCGAAGGACAACGCATAGTCGAGCAGGCTACGCAGTAGCGGCTTGCCGTCGGCGTCGTCCCCATCCCCATCGTCCACACCGTCGGACATTTGCGTTCCTGTCCCGAGCTTGTCACCGTTGCTCGGCTCGCCAGATAGCCTTTGATCCCGACCAGATTCTAGACCCTATCACCCATGGGCGATATGCCGAACGACCGAGGTCGTGGACGAACTGGGGTCTGTGCTTGTGCTGCGGTTCGAACGGATCGGAGGGCTACCGGGCCTCAATTGCCGCAAGTTGCGTTGCACTCGGCACATGGACCTTCCTCCCCACCTCGAGCGCGAGCGTCGGGTCGTGGATGGGGTCGGGCTGGAAGTCGGCGATCACCCACCAGAGGCCGCATGCTCGAGGCAGGGGCTCGAAGTATCTCCCCGCGAGGTCGAACAGCGTCTCGCCCTCGGCGACGACGTGGACGCGCGTGTCCGGCAGCACCTGAAACCGGAACGGCACCCGGTCGGTCAGGTAGAGCCGACCCTTCTCGTCCCGTTCGCCGAAGCAGAGCCCGTAGCGAGAGCCTGTTCCAGGCGGCATCAGAGGTCCTCCCGTCGCTGTTCGGAGGTGACGCGCGCATCAAGGACCTCCTCGAAGGTGACGGTGGCCGCGTAGACCAGCACCGAGCCGTCGGCTGCGAACTGCCGGTAAGCGAGCTCGAGGTCCGTCACCACGGTCTCGATGGTGATGACCTGTGGCCAGATGAAGAGGAGTCGGGGTGGTGCCGTCGTAGCAACCCCAACGGCAGCCTTCGGCGGAACTGTGAGGGCGCGGAGGAAGCCCCGGAACTCGAGGATGTCGCTGGAATCCCCCTCCGCCCTTGCGAAGAACCGGTCCACGTAGAACTCGACCCCAGGCAGCTGGCGGTTCCCGGTCGACAGGAACTGCAGCAGCTGGTGGGAGAGCCCGGGCACGCTGACCCGGTTCCAGTTGACCTGCACCTTCTCGGTGAACGACGTCGGGTTGAACATGCACACGAGGCTCTCGCCCGACGCGACGTTCGCGAGCACGCATCGAGGCGGTCGAGTTCCGGCAACTTCGATTCCCACGTGGTCCCCCCTGGAAAAGGTCAGTACTTGGGCAACGTGCTGAAGGCGCGCGCGGCATCGTCCGCAGCGGCCTTGTGGACGGCCGTGGCGACGGTCTGCCCGTCGAGCTGCAGCTGGATCACGATGGGCTTCGGTGCGGTTGGCGGCCCGTAGACCGGCGCCGGCGCCGCAGGCGCGGCCGCGACGCCAGCAGCCGCCACGGCTGGCATTGGGTACACCCCGGCCGCCGTGGGCGGTCCGTGGGCGACAGCGGGGGCTGTGGGAACGGCGGCCGACGCTCCGTTGAAGGTGACGTTGTCGACGGCGAGCGTCTTGGCGAGGCTCGAGTTCACCCCGTCCTTGAAGTCGCGGATCGACTTCTG